AAGCTTTCAAACGACTTGTCTCTCCCGAAGCCTGACCCCATTATACCACCTTGCCTGTCCCATTGTCCGGACCGGCAAAATTCGACAAGGAGATGATGCTTTCATGCCCCGCGAAAAGCCTTTGTACCACGACACACTGTCCAGCGTACGCGCCCGCGCCACCGAACTGTTCCCCGGCGAACTGCTGTTTGGCCCGACCAAGGTTGCAAAGATCCTGGGCCGCAGCCGCGCCTGGGTATATCGACACTACGGCAGTTTCAACAGCATGACCGTCGAGCAGATTGCAAGCCTGATTTGCTGAACCACGAAAGGAGAAACATTATGCCCACAAACAAAGAGGCCGCCCGGGTGTTGGCGCACCCGAACGGCCAGAGACGTGAACTCACGCAAATTCACAATCATATTTTACTGCATGTCGTGCGTTTTGGCAAGGTTTTTTGCAAGACCTGCGCGGTGATGCTGGCCCTGCTGGGGCTGGCCGCGCTGGCAGCCTTGCCCACGGCCACCGTCTCGGCGGTGCTGACGCTGATCGGTGCCATCGTCGCCCTGAACTGGGTCTGCGGCGCATGGTTTACCCTGTGCGAAATGGAGGGGATGCTGCAATGACACCGTATGTAATGCGCGAGGCATTCCGCACCAACGCGCCGGACAAGCTCCTCGAGTTTTACCGCACCGTGCAGGACATTCTGCACAACAAAAGCATGACCGAGATCGAACAGCTGAACCGCATCCGCATAATGGCCGGGGCTGCCGCCTGCGGCGAGGGCGAATGCGCTGACATGCTGGCATTGGCAGGGGAGGTGACGCCCCATGCGTAACCCGCGGAACGGGCAGTTCACCACGCCCGAGAAAGAGCGCTGCCGCCGCCAACAAGAGCAGCTCAGCCGAGCCAAAGCTGCTGTATTTATGGCCGTGCAAAAACTTGGCACCCTGCATTCCACCAGCGAGCAGGCGCAGCACAGCATGATGGACGTCTGCTACTACCTTGGCCGCGCCACCGCGATGCTGGAAGATCTGGACGAGGCGATCGCCCATGGTTGAGCACATCGACACGGGCCTTGCACAGCCCGCCAATGAGGCCGAATGGCTACAACAGCGCCTTTGCGGCATTGGTGCCAGTGAGGCCAGTGCCATCATCGGCAAAAATCCCTACATGACTAATCAGCAGCTATGGTACTACAAAACGCAGCGTCGCCAGCCGGAGGACATCAGCGGCAAAGCCTGTGTGCGGTATGGGCACGAGGCAGAGGCCCCCATCCGGGAGCTATTCGCCCTAGACCACCCGGAATATACCGTCCAGTACGGCGGTGCTTTTGACATGGTACGTCATCCGCAGTATCCGTGGCTATTTGCCACACTGGACGGGCGTCTACTGGACAAAGATGGCCGCCGGGGCATCTACGAGGGTAAAACCACAGAGATTTTGCGCAGCATGCAGATGGAAAAGTGGACCTACACCGATGAAGCCGGCCACCGTCAGGGCCGTGTCCCGGACAACTACTACGTCCAGATCCTGCACCAGCTGTTGGCTACCGGTTGGGATTTTGCCGTGCTGAACTGCCGGTTCAAGCGTTTTTACCGTGACGGCAGCCGCGCCGAGACCCGCTGCTATCGTTTTGAGCGGGCTGACCTGCTGGATGATCTGAACTATTTGCTGCAGGCTGAGATCGCGTTTTGGGGCTATGTGCAGAGTGACACACTGCCCGACCTGATCCTGCCCTCTATATAAAAGGAAGGAACCTGTTATGGTACAGATGATTATCTCCGCGCCGGGGGAGCAGCCGTTGCCCGCCGTAGCGTGGAACTACGAGGAAGTCAAGGCCGAGGTTGAAGCCAGCCTTGCCCAATATAAAGACCGGGCCTACACACCCGAAACGATCTGCGGTGCCAAGGCAGACCGCGCAGCGCTCAATAAGCTGGCCGATGTGCTGGCTGCCAAGCGCCGGGAGGTAAAGGCCCAGTATCTGGCCCCCTATGAGAATTTTGAACGCCAGTGCAAAGAGGTCGAGGGTATGATCGCCGCCGCGTCAAAGGCTATCGATGCACAGGTCAAGGAATTTGAGGGTGTTGAAAAGGAACGCAAGCGCGGCACCATTATCGAGATCTACCAATCCATCGCCGGTGAGTTGGTTGCCATGGTACCGCCCGCCGCTGTCTGGAACCCCAAGTGGCTAAACAAAACCTACAGTATAGATGCCATCCGCATGGAACTGGAAGCCACCGTGCAGCGCATCCATGAGAGCATGGAGACCATCCGCCAGAGCTGTGGGCAGGATGCCCCCGCCTGCCTGGATGTGTACCTGAATGATGGGTTGAGCCTGAGCGCCGCCATCCGCAAGCACCAGCAGCTGGAACACATCCGACAACAGGAAGCCGCCCGACCTGTAGCACCGGAACAGTTGGCCGGGCTGCGGCACCAGCTGACAGGGGAGACACCCGTTGCACCGCCCGCCGCCACTGAAAATGCAGCTGAGGCCACGCCCCCTATAGAACTGTACATGGATTTCCGGGTCTACTACACCCGAAAAGCAGTTCTGGACAGCCTGAAGAAGTTTTTAGTGGAAAATCACATCAAATTTGGCCGCGTACCGGCCACACAAGAAAAATAAGGAGAACTCGCTATGGCACAATATGGAAACGCCCTTGTGAAAAAGGCAAAGACAACCTCGGAACAGCCCTGCACCTTTACCGCCAACGGGGTAGAAGTCAAACTGACACCTGCCACTGTGAAGAACTATCTGGTCAGCGGCAACGCCGAACGCATCACCGACCAGGAGGTCGTGATGTTCATCAACCTGTGCAAATACAACGGCCTGAATCCCTGGCTGCGCGAGGCGTACTGCATCAAGTATGGCAGCTCGCCCGCCACGATGGTGGTCGGCAAAGAGACCTTCCAAAAGCGGGCCGATGCCGACCCGAACTATAACGGCGAACAGGCCGGTGTCATTGTTGAGACCGCGGATGGCCAAATCGAGCGGCGCGAAGGCTGCCTTGTGCTGGAAAATGAACAGCTGCTGGGAGGCTGGGCCAAGGTCTACCGCAAAGACCGCCTTTACCCCAGTACTGCCGAGGTCAGCATGACCGAGTATACCGGCCGCAAATCGGATGGTAGCCCCAATGGCCAGTGGAGCGGCAAGCCTGCCACGATGATCCGCAAGGTGGCGCTGGTGCAGGCCTTGCGTGAGGCGTTCCCCGCGCGGTTGGGTGCCTTGTACACCGCCGAGGAGCGCGGCTATGCTGAGCCGGTAGAGGCGACCTTCAATGAGGTGCCTGAGGAAGATGCCCCCACACCCCAGCAGACCTCTGGCAAGACCCCCATGCCGGACGCTGCACCGGCCCCCAGCGATGCCGATGATTTCTTTGCCGGCGTAGAGTAA